GCTTCCCACCATGACCGCGTCTGAAGGCGAAAAGCTACGGGTTGATCCAGGAGGCCCAGGCTGCTTTCCCTGGCTTACGTTTGAAATGTCGCGCTTGCTGCAGACAAAGACGCCGATGTCTCCCGGGTGCGGGTTCATAATGATTGCCGCGGTCCCCTGCTGTATTCTGTAATGAGGCAGGGCCGGGTAAGATGGGGAGGCATAGGCATTTCCATTGCCATCGACCATCTGGGTTAGCGGCGTCGCGCCTACGGTCTTTGAACCGGCGACTCCGGAGCTCTGACAGCTATCCACGCGTCCTAGAAACATGGTTTCTAATCGCTGGATCCGCGCCTCTATCTGCTGATTGACCGCATTGTATTCTGAGTTTCCTGCGTATACGCCATGAAGCGGACGCTTGTTTTTCTCATCAATATCAGCTGCGCCCATGGGGCCTCCTTACATGAATTTTCCGATTGCGCCGCTCAAATGTGGGTAGTAAGCGGTGATGCTGCTCTCCCACTGGCCCGCACTTGGCAAGTTCGCGGCGAGGTTATGCGATAGCTTGGTGATTCGCCACTGGCCCGCTACCTTTGGGACCATGGACTCAATCTGAATTAGTCCTGCAAATCTAAAGTCGGGATTGAAAATTGCCTTACAGTCGATTCCGTTCTGGGTCATGACCGGGTACCCGATCATGCCACTGGTGGCTGAAAGCACCGGAACGTTTCCCTTCACGCTGCCGCCGTTCTTAATTAAGATCATCTTTTCATCGTCGATGATCAGCTCGGCGCCTATCTGGTTTGCGGCCTGGCGCGCCTGCTCGATTGGTGATCCCGTGAAAACGGAGTTTTTAATGCTGACTGCTACGCCCTGGTTCTCAAAGGTTAGCCCTGCTGCTTTAGCCTGGCGGGAGATAAAGTCGGCCGCTGGCTGTGTGCCGCTTACCACTCCCTGGCCTTGGGCGGTTACTGAACCAAAGAAACCCACGCGAGCTTCAATCTTGAATTTCACCTCCGGTGCTCCGTTGAAATCCGCGGAGGCGCTGGTAATGCTGCCGGCGAAAATCTGCGAAAGCCCAGAGAACTCGTCACCAGCGAAAATGTTCAGATAGTTTTTTCTGGTGAAAAGAGGATGCATGTTCAGCGTAGATAGCTGGCTCATGACGTCCAGGCTTAGGCCGTAAATCTCTACGCTGGCCTTTCCGAACTCTGGGGGTCCTGCCTTATCAATCTTGGCTACGACTCCAAAGTCGTCCAGGATTATGGTATTGCCTTCTCCGTTTCTGAACTGGCCCTTTGACAGCGTGATTTGAACTCTGATTTTGCGGCGTCTAAACGAGGTATTGTTGTTTGGGGCTACGGTTCTTGCGCTGGCGTTGAAAAGGTTAAGAATACTCATTTACTTCCGCCTCCGTTAAATATAAAAGGAGGAAGCGCGAGCCTAGCTCGGTGTAGTCTGACCGCTGCTGGTTCTCTGGGTCTGAGCTGTCCACCAGCACAAAGTTGCCGCTGAATCCTTGAATGTAACCCTGCAGCACGGCTACTCCCGGCATACAGATTGCGTTTTCAATGATGAGAGTTGAGTCAACCCATAGGGTCAGATAGGTGTAATTGCCCAGCTGGCGGACCTGGATTGTGCAGTCCTGTTCCTCGAGCTCTATGGATAGCTCCTGGTTCGGTGTTGCGATTAGAGGCACTTCGGTCATTATTTAAAGCCTCCCTTGATATAGCTAATCATTGAGCGTGGTTTGCCCTGCTGGCGTCCGCGGGTGACCTTTTTGCCTACGCGGGCTGAGGTGTATTCCGGGGTTACCTGGCGTATCTCTGTGAACGCGCACTCGGCCATGATTAAGTTCACGCCACCTTCTGCGCTTCTGGAAAAGCTGACCGAGGTCAGATTCATGTTCTGGTATTCGCGGTCCGGGGTTACGATTGATAGCAGATTGGTGTTATCCGCGTATTCGAGCAAGGCGTCGACGTATACCTGGAGATCTTCTGGAAAACCTTTTTTAATTAAGGTGCATTTTATTTCCAGTGGCGTATTCGTTTTGTTGTACATAACGAAGCCGCCATTTTCCACCGGTGCCTGGATTACCTTGCTCTCTGATTTAAGATTCAGATTTGAAAAGCTGTCAAAGTCGAAGGCCTTCTCACCGGCGCTGTCCAGCAGGGTCCATTGTTCTGGCAGGATTCCAAAGAAGTCGAACTGACGGGCGTAATTCTTAGCGTAGTTTACGCCGTAGTTGATCTTGCTGTTCAGCCATTTATTGCCGTAGTTTACGGCCTTGTTGGCAGCTGCTCCGGCGCCCTTGCTTAGGGCGTCCTGCCAGTTGGTCGTTCCTTCCACGTAGTCTGCCATGAGTTGCTCCTTTTATGACAATGCCAGTGCGCTTTGATCGACATAGCCCGAGCTGCTTCCTGGGGCCGCCTGCTCTACCGCTGCTTGAGCTACCGCAGGACTGTTGGTGTTAATTGTCACATTTGCGTGACTGTCGATAGTGGTTGAGCGGTTGTCGGCGTTCATGCTTGCGTTTCCACGTTCTGCCAGCAGGCCCTCGTTCATAACTTCCGGCGCGTCGCTCTTGAACCAGTTCATTGGGTTGAGCTTCTGGGTCCACTTATCCACGTCAATGCTTAGAGCGTTTTTGATGGAATCGCCGATCATTCTGAAAATGTCTTTCGCAAATTCCCAGATCTGATTTAGGATTGCCTTTACGGCCTTCCAGAGTCCTTCAAACGCATCTTTTGCCGCGTCGATTGCTTTCTCGACGGCTGCGTTAAATGAGCCCCAGTCTCCGGTTAGGAGTCCCTTAATCAGCCCCATGATGGCCTGGAGTCCGGCAAAGAAACCGTTAAACAAGCCGATGATAAAGTCTAGGGTTCCCTCGAAGGTCTGGCCCAGGTCGGCTAGGAATCCGTTGTCTTTGAAAAGCTCGACCAGGTAATCCCAGACCACGCCCATGTCTTCTATGGTCTGCATAACCGCGTCGAAGGCTTCACGCAGAGCGTCGAGCACTCGGTCGGTTCCGCTGCACGCGGTCCAGAACTCATCGAGCCAGGTTATGGCTGCTTTGAATCCGGTCTTTATGCTCTCCCATAGTTCCTTGAAGGTCTCGGTCACCCACTTGATGGCCTTCTGGATTTTCTCGAGGACTTCTTCGCGTGAACCGAACATGGACCAGAAATCGCCCAGCGCGGACTCTCCGCCTTCGAGCCATACGATCAAGTCGTCAATGACTGCCGCCAGGCCTATGAGCGCGGCGACTATCCAGGTGATCGGGTTCATGGCCATAGCTGCCGCCATTTTTGTGAGGCGTGGTATGAGCGCGGTTCCAATCAGCGAGGCTACGATTGTTATGAAACGGACGATGTCGTCGCTGTGTGCGTCCACCCAGTCGCTGACCTTGGTTAGCATTTCGGCGAGGAATTTAACCGCTGGCGAGGTCTGTCGCATAATCTTGGCAGAGAGGTCTGCCATGGTGATCTGGAACTTGGTTAGGGCCTCGCGGCTCTTTTTGTAGAGCTGAATGTCTTCTCGGGTTACGCGGTTGAGGAGGGCTCTCTTTTTTCGCCATTCGTCAAGTTTAGGGCTGTAGGCTCCGGTCATCTGGGCGACCTGGGCTACGCCTCCAAAATATGACTTGATCATGGAGCCTATGGACATAGCTCCGGCTAGCGGAGCTGCCACCATGCGGGCGATTCCTGCCAGCTGGCCTATGGCTTTTCCGGCTACCTGGTCTGCGCCTTTGGCCAGCTCGGATGAGGTCTTTTTAACGTTGTCTTTGGCCTTATCCATTGACTTGTTAAAGTCTGCGGTCTTAAGTCCTAGACTTATAAAGATGGTATCGGAAATTGAAGCCATAGCTTAGAACCTCTTTGGTAGTTGGTCTTTTTTGCTTGGTTGGTTTGATATGTACGTGTTGTACTGGTTTACCGACCAGCATTCTAAGATGTCCAGCGCGTCGTCCATGGAGTAGTACTCCTCGAGCTCGCGTAAAGTCGCGAGACGGTTGGCGATTAAGATTGAGAAGGTCTTATCAATGTTCGCTGTTTGGTAGTAGGTTTTTCCGTCTGGTCTAAGGGCTGGGAGTCTGACAGACCGGCGGTTGCAAACATCGGAAAATTTATGAAGAGGCACTCCTTCTCGAGCTCTAATAAGGACTTCATATCCTCTAGTGTGGCTTCGAGGTCGGTCTCGGTTACCTTGATCTTGCTTGCTCCTGCTACTCGTTCTGCGGTCTTTCCTACCAGCTCTAAAATCAGCGCGTCCAGGCGGTCGCAGTTGACCCTGCCTAGGCAGCTCAAAGTTGAGCCGTTGAAGTTCTCGAATACGGTCTTAAGATTTGTCAAAAAGTCATTACTTACGGCTTCCTGCTCTAGGATTCCGGTTTCAATCAAAACCGAGAAGGCTCTCTCAGTCCATTTCTGGAGACTCAGCGCAGACATCTTGGTTAAAAAGTAATCGTAGTTGTTGCCGTTGTCGGTTATGGTGATTTTCTTTGTAGTTCTCATATTGGGTGTCCTCAAAAAAGCCCCACCGGGAGGCAGGGCTTAACTTACGCGCGTCTTTTGGACGATTCTTTTAGATGGTTGATGCGTCAAACTTACCGAAGTGGAAGGTCCAGTTAGTGTTGCCTAGAACCTTTTCTCCGCTTGGTAATGGGTGACCGGTTACCATCACGCCGTTCTTTAGGCTGAATTCCTTCCCGAGTGCGGGCACGGTGATCTGCATTGAGGTCTCCAGCACGGTCATATTGGTCTTTGAAGTGTTATAAATATTGCAAAGAACCTCATATGAAGGTGAGCCGGCGTCCAGGGTAATGGTTACGCTCTTCTCGCTTGGTGTGTAGCCTGCGGTCAGCTTGCCGTCTACGCCCATGTGGGTTTCAGCGATGGTGTCGTCGTCCATAGCGAAGCTGCTATCGGTTGAGAAGCCCTCGATCTTGACTCCGCTTGGGTAGAGGTTCTCAACGGTTAGGATTAAGGTCGCATTTGCGCTGGTGATATCAAAACTCATTTAGTTGCCTCCTCTTAGACCACTGCGATTGCTGGTACGGTCAGTCTCTGAACTGCGCCGCCGTAGGTGTATACCAAGTTGCAAGGTGGGGAGACACGCTGCTGTCTTGCCTGGGCGGTTGCGTCTAAGATCTGTAAATAGTAGCCGTTGTTGTAGATTTCGTCTGAGAAGTCTCCGCCTAGCTCTGATGTAAGCTGTGACTTCTGGGCGTTTGAAAGGCTTACGCCGATATTGATTACGCCGTTGTTAATTGCGGCTTCGATAACGTCTCGGCAGTTGGCGCGGATGATTGCGTATCCTGCTGAGGTGTAAGGAATGCGGCGGTTGCTGGTGAACATGGCCATCAGCTGGACCTGCAGCTTGTTGCATAAGTAGCAGGCGTTGAGGTATGTATCAATCCATGCCCATTCGCCGAACATCTGGCCGTTGTAGAAAAAGATGAAGTTGTCATTTCGGGTGGCGTAGTTTCCTATAAAGTTTACGCCGTGAGCCAGTAAGGCGACGCTATGCTGTGTGTCGGTTACGTCAGCTGCCAGGCCGCTCTGAGCCTTAAATGCGAAGGTGATAGTGCCGTTGGTCTGGTCCCAGGCGATGGATGCAGCTGTTCCCATAACGAAAGCTGCAATGTTGTAGCTTGGATATACCACGGTGGTTCCGGTTGCGTTTAGCTCCTTGATCTGCTCAGCGATTACGGTGGTGTTGGTTGCGTCAAGGTTTGCCTTTGAGCTGTCCCAGCAAACGTACAGATACATGGTGCCTGCGTTGGCCTGGGCTGATACCCAGCTTGCCAGTGCTAAGGCGTCAACGTCGGCTGGTTCTGCCAGAGTGGTAAAGGTTACGAAGTTCTGGAACTGGCGGGTAAGATTTGCCATTGAGCCTACGACGTCGGTTGCATCCTCGCCTGCTGATACGGTTGCGGTCTCGGCGTTGAAGCCCAGGACCTCAGCTGCGGTGCCGGTTGGTACTGTGATCGATTCCTGCTCACCTACTGCTGTTGAGGTAATGGTGAAGGCGTCATTGACGGAGTTGTAATCTACGGTTACGCCTGCGCCTTCTGTGATTAGGGCGCTCTGTAAGGTTGCGGCGGCTGCGCTTAGTGAGGTGGCGCCAGAGAAGTCGATTCCGTTTGCGGTGTACTCGGTGCCGGATAGGCTTATGGCAATATCGCCTGCGCTTACTGCCTTAATTGCTGCTAAGGCTGCGGCTGGTGATAAGGTTTCGCCGCGAACGAATGGGGCTGCTCCGCTTGGAGTTAATCTGTAAAAGTATAAAAGGCTTGGCTTGATCTGTGAGTTGTTGTAGCCTCCGAAGTAAACGGCTGCGAAGTTGTACTCATCAGAGGTGGTTCCGAAGTATTCCCCTACGGAATCTGCGGAGCTGAATGAGATAGGTGTTGCGGCTGGCAGTAAGGCGTTATCGTCTAGGACCATGCCGTTGAATACTAAGTCGTTGCCGGTTCCGGTGAGGATTCGAGGCAGGACTTGTACAATCTGGGATGCTGAAATCGCCATATTATTTCTCCTGGTTGTTAGTTAGGTATTTTTACGTCAACGTCAGCGACGTGGAGCTTTCCCGCTGCTATCGGGTCTGCTTCTGCCTCGGCTGCTGTAATAATTGAGTTCATCTTAACGTCCATCTTTGTGAAGCCCGGCTGTGGTACGACTACCGAGCTCTTGAAACAAAGATGAAGATTAACGGTCCAGCGATGCAGATACTGTTGCGAGTCGCTCACCAGTGTGGTGTTCTGGGCGTCGTCTGCATAGAGCGCTGATATGCCGTAGCTTTTAAAAAATTCGGAGGCTACGCTTGATCTAAATAAAGTATTTAAATTGTTGGCTCGTATCTGGGCGCGGAGGATTGCGTCGTCCTGGGTTGAGTTGGTGCTATCTGCGTAGCAGTCAACCTTGACCACCACCTCGTTCAGCTCATGGAGCGACAGCGTCTCTCCGTCCGGGTCGTAATCCTCGGAGGTGGTTCCATGTCTTATCTGGCCCGATACGGTGTAGATCACGTAGTCTTCGTTCTCCGGCAGCACCATGTTCTGCTGGTCGCCGGCGAGGATTTGTGTTGGGTCAATTGCTGGGGTTATGTAAGTGGTTAAAAACTCATAGAGCGCGGTGTGAAGGTTCTTATACTGATAGAAGATTGAATCACTCATTTGGTTCCTCCTCAGTGCTCTCTTCTGGGTCCGGTTCTGGGTCCGGTTCTGGTTCTTTTATAGTCAGCTTCGGATCCGTCTGCTGGAAGGTCACGCGCAGCTGCTCCCAGCCGTCATCCGAGAAATCTTCCACCACGGCTTCAACCTTCCAGTATTCGCCTTTAGCGTTGATTACGTAATCGCCGGACCTTGCTAGTGGTCTATAAATGGTCCAGGGCCTGGTTGCTCTATCGTCTGTGGCGTAGAGGTATAGGCGGCGCACGATGGTGTTCTGGGCGGCGTTGTTTGAGTAGTTCAGCGCTGCGTCACCCTCGCTCTGGAAATTGCCCATGAAGCCGTCTATCTTCTCGTACTGTGAAACCCTTACGCCGTTGACCACGGTGGTTGGCAGGCTTCTCAAAATCGAGAAGGGCTGATCGTCATGGACGCGGGTTATGGCTCCGCGGACTATCGCGTGTAGATTCATGCTCATGGGTTCTATTCCTTCTCGATCTCAAAGGCTATTGAGCTCTCTAAAATGCCCGACTTATAAAGTGGCTTGCGCCTGGTTGTCTGGTTTGGAGTGTCGTCGGTTCTGTGGTTGCCCGACTGCAGCAGATTGCCATATAGCGCCATGGTCATGGGTGATCGAACTGCGAAGCTCGAGCCACCCGCGCCACCGTCTATGATTGCGTCCTGCAGGTCCTGCTGGGCGGTTAGGCCTAGAAGCGTTAGGGCCTGGGTGATTTTGTTTAGTGCCTGTCCTGGATCATCGGTTAGGCCCTTCATGGAGTTCTGGGCGAGCTCGGTCCACTTTTTGCGGTTGGCCGTATAGGTGGTCTCAAAGAACGGACGGGCTGGTGAGTTTAAAACGGTGCTTGATTTAACGTAGATGCCGTTTGCTGCCAGCCACCCGCGCTGCTTCTCGGTGACGGTCTGCTGCCATCCGTATTCGAGGTATGCCGCTACCTTTGATACTGGGGTGCCGTTTGGGTAGGTGGCGCCCTCGAGGACGCCTATCTTGACCTTCTGGTTACCCACCTTTTTGATCTGCGATTGCAGCTTCTCAAAGTTAGGCAGCTTGATTTCCAGTGTCGCCATGGTTACCCCCATGGATGATAGTGACGTACTCCGTAAAATTTGCCGCCTTTACGGTAGCCCGCGGTCATAATCCAGAACTGCTGGCCGCATGGAGTCTGGAACCAGTAATTCGGGATATCCTTGTTTGACTTAAGCAGATCGAAGCTGGTACTAATGCTGCCCTGGGAGGCGCTGGCGATTCTGCCGCTCTGGCCGGAACCGGCCCATAGCTGCAAAGTCAAAACGTGGCAGGTCATCAGATAGAGGACGTCTTTTCTTAGCGTGATCCCGTTTTCCGGGTCGTATGGGTAGATGCTGTTGTCGTCGTCTGCACCCTGCCATGAGGCTATGGAGTCATAAGCAGCGGTCACGCTTGCCTCTGTGAGCTTACCTTCTGCTACTGCCTGCCCGATGTGGACGAACCTTGCTATAAACTCGTCGTAGTCAAACGTTACGCTGCTCATGTTTTATCTCCTTGCTATTCAGCTATTCAGCCTTTGGTGCCTCGGTCACATTTACCTTGGCTGGGTCCTGGGGACCTAGTCCGGTCTGGGTGGCCTCGATGTCGTCTCTGTATGCGCCGGACTTAGCTGCGCTTACTGATTCAATCTCGGCGACTAGAGGTGGGTTGCCGTGCCATGGTAAGAACATTTGCTCCTGGCCGTGCATCTTTTTGATGGTCTCCCAGTCCTCGCGTGGAAGCTGGAAGAAGATCGCATTTCCTTCTGCGGTTAAAATGCCGCTAGGCTTGCCGCGTAGGTTGTCGTCTAGTCCTGGTAGGATTACGGTCTTAATGCCGCCCTGGCCGTCTGGTAGATCGTCGAATTTGTGAGGGTGGCGAAGAGATACGCGCAGGGTTGCTACGCCTGCTCCGGTTAACTCTTCAGCCTGGGCTCTGTCTGTGGTTGCGCCGACTACCTGGCCTGCTGCTTTTGCAGTTGTTTTCTTTTTGGTTGCCATATTCTTTTGTCTCCTAAGACTTGCGTAAATAAAAAAGGCCCCGATTGCTCGGAGCCTTGATGGTTTGTGTTTAAGGGTATTGATTAGATACCGGTCATGGTTGCAATGAAAGCAGGCTGCTTGATCACTGCACCGTAGGTACCAGCGGAGGCCTTCTGAGAGAATGAAGTCTCGTGAGCAACTAAACGGCCCAGGACGTATTTCTCTGAGAATGCAGCCTCGGCTACTGATACGCCGTCTACCTCGCGTAAGGTTAAGAACAGCATATCGCCTGCTGGGGTTGATAGCTCTGGTACCTGCTCTACGGTCATATTAGGGTAGTTAGCCTTGATTAGCTGTAGTGCGGTTACGCCGTAGGTGTTAGCCATTGATAAGTACTGGAACTTGGTATTTGAAACGCCCAGCACCATTGGTGCGTTTGCGTCAAAGTAGCCGCCAGCCTTGGTTGATAACTCGTTTACTAACTTGTTGATATCTGCGTATACCAGGTTAGCTGAGTTGCCTGCGTCAGCTGCTGTCTTAGCTGCCCAGGTTGAGTTTGCACCTACGGTGATAGGTGAGATTGTTGCGTTTAAGTTAGGGTCATTCAGTAAGCCGTATAAAGCCTTGCCCTGGACGCCGAACAGATAGAATTTGTTTGCTGCCTTAGCAATGGTTGATGCGGCTGCGCGCTGCTTGCGTGCTACTAATGAGATCTTAGCTACTGCTGCCTTAGCAACTTCCAGGTCACCAAACTTGATTGAAGTCTGGAATCTGAAGTTCTCGCGTGATGGGTAGTTGTAGTTGACGTCAGTTGATACTGCATGATCAAAGTCTGAGTATGGCTGTACGCCGCCGGTGATCTCCTCAACTGGGAACTGGAAGAAGTCAGTTGTGAAGTCGCCGTGCTTGGTCTCTACTGCCAGCTTGGTTGCGTTGTTTGGTGAAACCAGAACTGAAACAACCTCTGGTGATAAGAAGGTGCTCAGAGCTGCTGGGATACCAACGTTAGGTGTTAGGGTTGCATCCATTGCCAGCTGAGCTGCGGTGCGCTTTGCGTTTACGACTACCTGGCCGTTCACGTCGTCGTATGCCATAAAGCCTTTAGCGTAAGGAGCTGAAATGCCCATCTCCTTAGCGATGTCGAATAAATTTGACATAGTTCAAAACTCCTTTTAACTAAAATCTCTCAACGATTACGATGTCGCCCTGGGCTGCAGATGCGCCGCCGTTTGGAATGCGGCAGGTCCAGCCAGTGTCAACCTCACCGGTGCCTGCTGAGGCAGCGATTGAAATTGCGCCGGTTGTTGGGTTAATGAATACGCCCAGACCGTCTGATGCGACTGCTGCAGGAGCCTCGATGTAGTACTGGCCGCGGATTGCTACGGTCAGAGCTGCACCTGCTGGGTATACCTGGGTTGCGTCGCCGCCTACGGTTGGAATGTATGAGTCAACTACTCGCTCGACGAAGCCTAGAGGGACTGCGTCTGCTGCACCGGTTAATGCTGCGTGAGCGAATACCTCACCGTTGCCAGAGCCTGCCTTTTTAAAGCAGAAAGCGCCAGCCTTTACGGTGCCGTCTGATAGTGGGTTGTATGCTAGGTACTCTGCCTGGCCGATTACGACCTGCTGACCTGCGATACCTAAAGCGTAGTTAAGACCTACTGCGTTCTGTAAAGCCATGATGTTATTCTCCTACCTTGATTGAACCTAAAAGTTTGCTTAATGCATCAGCCTTGGCTGGCTTAGAGTCCATTGCTACTCGCTTAGTTGCTGCGCGGCCTGCCATTAGGGCACGGTATGCTGAGCGGCACTCTGACTTGGCTAGGCCTTTGATATTTACACCTTCTGCCTTTAGGGCTGCCTGGTATACGTCAGCTGCTGTGTCAAATGCAGATACGCGGACCTTGCCTAAGCTGCGAGCTGTTTCCTGGATTGCGTCAAATTTTGCCTCAACCTGGGCACGAACTAAGGCGCCGATCTTCTCAGCTGAATCCTCACCGAGAGCTCTCTTTTCACCCTCTGATTCGTGTTCGCGGTCTAGCTTCTCTGGCTCTTCCTTTTCTTTCTCTTCGCCGTACTTAGTGCCTTCTGCGAAGCCCTTCTGGAAAGCGGTTTTAACCACTGGATCGTCAGCGTCTAGGCCGCATGACTTGAGAACCTCTTCTGCGTCTGCAGTTAGGTCGTTCTCGTCACAGCCGTCTTCGGCCTCGTCCTTCTCTTCTAGATAGCGCTCTTCGCCTTCTGACTCATGCTCGCGGTCTAGTTTTTCTGGCTCGGTCTTTTCTTTCTCTTCACCGTACTCGACGCCCTCGGCGAATGCCTTAGACTCTTCGTTGTCCTCGTCGGTTACCTGGTCCTCGTCTTTAATATTTAAAACGAAGTCCAGCTTCTCCTTGAAGACTTCCGGATCAATACCTGCGCCAGCTACGAGCTCTAAGATCTCGGCTATTGCTTTCTCCTTTTCGTTCATATCGTTCTCCTGGTTAGTTTCCGATGATGTTCTGTCTTCCTGGCCTACACCACCGGCAGGAAGATTTGGGGTTAGGGCTGCGTCCTTGACCAGGACGTCGTGCCCGGCACGGCCTTCCTCGACCAGTGCAACGTGGTTGCAGGCGATGTCGGTCATGATTAGGTCGTATGGTTCTCCTTCAAACTCTCCGTGCTTTAGCACTGGGGTGTAGAAGTAGCCCATGGAAATCTCACGCATGGTCCCGTCGTTAATGCGTCTAATCGCATCTGCGTCCTGGATATGCAGTGAGTTTGTCAAATAGGGAGCTTCCCATTTTGCGTCGGTGCCGGTAGAGCCTACGCGGTTTGAGGCCGGTTCCTCCGCTGAGTCGGGAGCGTGTTTTAATAAAATCGGGATACCATTCAGACTCTTCACGGTCTCCGGTTTGGAGAGCTCGGAGGCTGGGCGGTAGATGGTGTATATCTTGTCCGGGTCTAATCCCAGCTTCTCAAAGTCCGGGATTTCGTTGCCGCGATATGGCGCTACCTGCTCCTTGGTGATGTTGCTCACTCCAACGTGAAGGTAGCCGTTGTCGTCGATGTTTCTGACAGAGTCTACCTGGGCTCGGTCATAGACTAGTCTTTTCATTCTGAGGTTACCTCTTTTGGTAGAATCAATCTTGAAACGCAGCGGCAGTATGGGAGCTGCCCTGGTATAACGTTGTATTTCACTGATTCGTCGTATAGGCCTTCGTTGAGATTGAACTCTTTACCGTCCATGGCCATATGCGTTTTGCGCGATGTGTACTGGCCTGGGACGTGCTTCCAGCGTGCGTGGGTGCAGCCTAACGACTTGGCGTTCATAATCTGGACCTGCTGATTGATCTTGTTGATCTGATCTAGGGCCACGCGTTCTGCGCGGGCGCCGTCGAAGCCGTTCGTCGAGTTGAGCTCGCGGCGCAAGGCGTCATAGTCCATGCCTTCCTGCAGCCCCTGGGTTAATACCTCGGTTATGCGGGTTACGTCGTTTTCGCCTATGTGGGTTATGAGTTCGACGTTTTCTCGGACCATCGCCGGCAGCGCGCTAGCTGCTTCCGGGCTTAAGTACTGCTTTCCAACCACTGGGACCGTCCAGGCCTCTTTTAGCAGTGAAGGCTTTACGCCTGCTGCAATCAGCGCGGCTTTCTGGGCGTGGGTTGATGAGCTCATGGCTTTTTTAACGAAACGCTCAGCTACTCCGGTCGAAACTTGACGCAGGGCGTCCAGCCAGCGTTTTAAGTTCTTGGCTATGATGTCCTGCAGGAAGGTCCCGAAGTCTGAGCCGCGTCTTAGCAGCTTCAGCGTCTTGCGTTTAAGGTTTTTAAGGTCTGCGCTGGTCGGCAGCTTCGCATCAAAGGTGAGCGCGTTCTGCCGTTCAAGCTCCACGAAGATTTCACCCAGGACGTAAGCCTGGAAGTCTCGCTGAACGCGTACCAGCTGCTTCTTGTACGCCCTGCGTTCTCCGACGTTGCTTTCGACGGCTCTACAGAGCCTTACCTTCCTGGCCATCTTCCGGCTCCTTTCCTGGTTCCGTCTCCGGTCCTGTGCTCATGCCCGAGAACATATTCTGCTGCGGATCATCAGTCATGAACTCGTCCTGCTCATCTTCCATTTCTGGGAGCTCGTCTGAAAGCATTGAGAGACCTAGGGTGTCGTTCTGCTTTACGGCCTGCCTCATCTCCTCAGCGCTCATTACCTGGCGGTCTAGCAGCTGGGCCAGTGCTCCGATCTCAGTCTGGGCGGTCATGGCCTTGGCGGCTTCGTTCTCCTCTGATAAAGGTACGAACTCAAAGCCTATTGAACGGTCAATGTATCCGAACTCTACGAGCTGTATGGCCTCGAGGCATTTCTGGATGTCGTCGTGATGCAGCTCCTGCTTGGAGTGAATGTAATCGTAGTAGTTGGTGATATCGCTTTCGCCGGTGGCGTTGAAGCCGCTAGGTGAAATGCCCAGGAGCTTGACCGCTGGGGTGCGGTTGATCGCTGCTACCATTTCTAAGCTCTGGCGGACGATGTCAGTGCATCCTGCAATGCTGGTCTGAACATTCATAACGCCTTCAGAGTCTTTGTCGCAGACGAATACAGCGTCGTTGTTTCTGTATCTTGCCAGCAGGTCCATCTTGGTGTCGAAGTTGGCCACGCCGTTTGGGTCGGTGAGTACCGCGTCCATGTCAGTCTGAACTACGAGGAGGCTCAGCTTGTTTAATAGGCGCGCGGTGCTTACGCGGCAGTCGTTAAAGTGCATAACGTAATCCCAGAGGATCTGGGCCTGCGGAATTCCTAAAAAGTTGTAGCAAGGCTTCAGAAGGACCGGAGGCTCGTTGTCAACGATAGGGATCAATCTCGAGGAGTCCACGGTGTTGCCTAGAATGTACCAGCGCTTTGGCTGCATATAATCCTCCTGGAGAGGATCGGTGCAGTTGTAGTCTGCTGGTGAGCAGTTGACCGGGTCGACCACGATAAATCTTAAGGTTTCGCCCTGCTTCAGCTCGGCGCTTACGTCGCTGTATGACAGCTTCATGTCCGCGGTCTTATTGTTAAGACCTACCTTTACGAAGATAAGCGCGCCGCCCATGTATCCGGTAGTCGCGAAGGCCTTATGGAAAACCTGGCGGAGGTGGTATTTATTATCGATGAGGTCCTTTAGCTTGTCGATCTTCTCAGCTTCGACATTCTCTCCGCCCTTGATCTCGATCCATTTACGGGTCATGTCGTCGGCTACGGTCTGGACGCAGGCTCTAATCATGCCCTGCTGGGCGATCTGCTGCAGTGCTCCGTAACCTACGAAGCTGGTCATAGGGAACTGGCCCAGCTCGGTTGCGTGCTGCTGAAATGATTCATAGATCGCGGAGTAGCCGCCTGCTGCGTCAAAGGATGAATCCATGGCCATGCGGCTTTCCTGGCTTAACCCGGAGGCGTTGGCTGGCAATGCGAAGGCCTTACGTACCTTCTCCAGCGAATCAAGCGCCTGGACGGTTCTACGTGGTATAAAAAGCTGCGAGTTGTCGTACAGCTTTGATTTTCTTGGTCTTGGCATTGTCTGCACCTATAAATAGAAAAAGCCTTAAATGCGTCAACATCTAAGGCTTTGTGATTTCCATAATCCGAGGACTATGCTATGAAAAGTCATTAAAAAAGGCACCTGGTTATGGGTGCCTTTCTTGGTTGCATATGTTAAAAATCAGTTTGTTGAATAGCGTATGTAAACTTTGATTTATGTATGTTATGGGCTATACTGTAATTAACCGGTAGATCAATAAATTCGGGTCCCCATTGTAAGCATCGACAGATGCGAGGAAGAGAGATAGGTTTCGGCCACCCGTGCTCTCCTGCCGGTCTGAGGTTCTGTTATTTATCCCATCTCTTTTGATTTTGAATTGCTATGAAAATGAAATATTTCATAGTGGTCGTTAGTTTCTCTTATATCGAGAGCAACATCACAAAAGCTTTCAGAACTAATTCTTAATCCAAACCTTTTATAAAAGTCCTTATTTGGCTTTAGCTGCATTAAAGGCTTCTCCCCGTAAAGGCATAAACCTAGCCCGTTTTTTAAGAT